AAGAAGATGAGGGTTCTGAAGAGTTAGATATAACAGATTTAGTTTCCGCTCAAAAAGAAATTTCTGAAAAACAGACACAATTATTTGATGAATTAACAAATCAGTTAAAAACTTTAGAAAGTAAATTATCTAACATGGATCAGTTAATGTCTAGAATAGATAGTTTAGATGCTAAATTAGAAAAATACAGGCCTAAAACGGCACAAGAAAAATTACAATTACGTAGTTTAGACTCTGGGCCTTACAATCAAAACTTGTCACAATATTTTCAAGACAAAATGCCTGATTTAGAAAAAGCGGGTAAAAATGAATACGTGTTAACAACTGATGATGTAGAAGATTTTTCAATGTCTGATGTTAAAGATAGCTTTGACTTAGAAAAACCAAAGAATTTTGGGCTTTAATTTTATTTAAAAATGAAGACTGTTTTGATTTGACATATTGATTTTGGTGGCGTATTATTGAGTACATTTAACGTTTAAAACAACATACACAATATGAGCTCAATTCTAGACGCGATTTACGATCAGTACGAAAAATCAAAACAGTCAAAAAATTCTTCACAATTTAAAATGAGTCAAGAGGAAAGGATGAAAAACTCCAAGATGGAAAGTACGTAAAACTTTATGATCCAGGTAAAAATGATAATGAAAGATCACCACTCAATGAGGTTTATAACGATCTTATATCTACTGGTAAGCAATCAGATAAAGAGCTTGCTAACGAATATAAATCTCGTAAATTTTACGTTGTAAAAGTTATAGATAGGGACCATCCTGAGGATGGTGTAAAGTTTTGGAGGTTCAAACACAATTACAAAGGCGAAGGTCCTTACGATAAAATTATCCCTATTTTTAAAGCAAAAGGTGATATTACTGATCCTGATAAAGGACGCGACCTTATAATCGAGCTTGCAAAAGCAAAAACTAGTAAGAATAAGGATTATACTTACATTCAAACAATCATGTTTGATGACCCATCACCACTTAGTGATAACAAAGAAACATCGGACTCATGGATTACAGATGAGCTGACATGGAAAGATGTTTATAGTCGAAAACCTGAAGAGTACCTAGATGCTATTTCTAGGGGCGAAAAACCAAGATGGGACTCTGAACAGAACAAATTCGTTTACGGTGATACATCTGAAGATACTGTTGTTGGCGGTGCAAAGTATCCTGATCCTCAGTCTGATTCTTACGCAGACGATGACATGCCGTTCTAATAGATAATTAATCAGTTGTGGCGATAAATTATCGCCACAACATTAATTTTATCAAAACAAAAATTTACTAATTATGGCTATAAAAAAGAAAGAAATAACCCTTGACACAATCAGGGATAAATACTCTACTAAAACTAAATATAAGCCTATTGACTACTATTATTGTGGCGAGGCTTTCCACAATGCATGTGGCCTTCCTGGACCTGTTATGGGCGGTATAAACATGTTTCTTGGGCATACCAACACATCAAAAACAACTGCTATGATTCTTTCTGCGGTGGACGCACAATCTAAAGGTGATCTGCCGGTCTTTATTATAACAGAAAAGAAATGGAGTTGGGAACACGCTGTTGAACTAGGGCTGAAAGCGACAAAGACAGATGATGGCCAATGGGTGGGAGACTTCATTTTTAATGATAGTTTTGATTATATTGAACAAATAACAGAATATATTAATGAACTAATTGATGCTCAAGAAAAAGATCAAATACCATATTCTTTACTATTTCTTTGGGATAGTATTGGGTCTATACCATGTAAAATGACTTACGATGGTAAGGGAGGTAAACAGCATACTGCCTCAGTACTTTCAGATAAAATTGGTATGGGGCTACATTCCAGAATTTCAAAAAGTAAAAAAGAAGATTACCCTTACTATACAACGTTGGTCATCGTAAACCAACCTTGGGTCATGTTGCCAGACAATCCTATGGGTCAACCGGAGATTAAAGCCAAAGGCGGTGAGGCAACATGGTTGGCATCTTCCCTTGTATTCTTGTTCGGAAGTCAAAAGAAAAGTGGTATTAATCATATTACAGCAACAAAAAATGGTCGCACAGTTTCATATGCTATTAGAACAAAAATTTCTGTAATTAAAAACCACGTTAACGGGTTAGGGTTTAAAGATGGTAAAATAATTGCGGTACCACAAGGTTACATTGAAGATACAAAAGAAGCCCTGGATACCTATAAAAAACAATATTCCCAGTACTGGAATGCTATTCTTAGCGGGACTGGTGAACTTGAACTAAACGAAGTAGATTCTGAAGATATATTAGATTAAAGTTATGATAACATTATTAAATGAAAGGTTTACAGATAATGAAGATGGTGCAAAGATCCATTTTTATTATAATGGAGATCCTATTTATGCACAATCTTTATGGGTTGATTGTGCGACAGGCATGACAATTATTGCAAATAATTGGGAATTATCTGAGGGTTATTTTTATTGGATAGGAATACCTCCTAAGTTTTCAAATAACTTGCAAGATACTAAACTTATTTTTAATAAAAATCTTGGTGAGTTTAAAATAAAATTGGGCGGCAAAAGTAGGCCTATGTTTTATTGTGATGAAAAATTACAAATTAAATATTTAAGTGATGATGAAACTTTTGGGACTTATTATGAAGTAATCTTATCTGAAATATATAATTTTGGAAATGTTAAAATACAACCTAATGACATAGTATTAGATATTGGTGCAAACTATGGGTTATTTTCTTTGTATGCTTCGAGTAGGAGTGCTAACAAAATTTATTCATTTGAACCATCGATTCCTGTTTATAATTTACTTGTTGAAAACGTGAGTATTAATAATAATATTATACCAATTAATAAGGCTGTTAGCGAATTCGACGGTTATGCTGAATTTAATAATACTAAAACAACAGCATGTTCATATGTGTCAGGTACATTCCCTTCAGATGAACAAATAATTAGTAAAAGCAACGTCGAAACAATAAACATAAATACTATTTTTTCAAGCTATAGCCTTGATTTTGTTGATTTTGCTAAGATAGATTGCGAGGGTTCTGAATTAGATATATTCTTAACAATTACCGATGAAAATCTTAACAAGATTAATAAATTCGTTATAGAATATCATACACAAAGTATTGGTCAATTTATTTTATCAAAATTGGTTAAAAATGGATTTAAAATTGAATCTTCAAACGAGATATCAAACAATACAGGTCTAATATATGCGTACAAAAAAAACTAAGAGTTTATTGGTTGATGGTAATAATTTGATGAAGATAGGTTTTCATGGTATGAAGGCCTATCTTCATAATAATGAGAATATTGGAGGTATATGGTATTTTATAAGTACACTAAGAACGTTTTTAGAGCAGTATAACTATGACAAGGTTATTGTCTTTTGGGATGGCCATGAAAGTTGGAAAAAACGAAGGTTGATATATGCGAATTATAAGTTAAATAGGGGCGGGTCTATAGTCCCGGAAGATGAACATGTCTTTTATAGTCAGTGCAATAGAGTCAAGCAATATTTAGAGGAAATATATGTTAGGCAAATAATTTCTGATAATTGCGAAGCTGATGACTTAATAGCATATTATTGCAAGGTATCTGAAAATGAGACAAAAACAATAATATCTTCAGATAGTGATCTACAACAATTAGTTTCAGAAGATGTACAAGTTTACGCTCCTATGCATAAAAAAATGTATGGATATGGTGATAAATATAAAATATCGGACGTGTTATTACCTAACTTTAATATAAAGACATTTAAGATAATTTGTGGTGATGTTCGAGATAATATTGATGGGATATCATCTTTAGGGGTTAAAACTTTAATAAAATTATTTCCAGAACTACTTGAAAGGAAGGTAGAAATTGACGATATATTGGTAAGAGCTGACGAGTTGTTAAAAGAAAATAAATCATCAATTGTTCTTAAAAATATCTTAACAGGTAAAACTAAAACAGGAATTTACGGGGATGAATTTTATCTTATTAACAACAAAATAATTAATTTAGATGAACCTCTTTTAGATGATGACGTTAAGGGTATTATATTTGAACATTATTCTGACAACTTAGATCCTGAAGGTAGAGATCATAAAAAATTAATGAAAATGATGATTGATGATGGAATCTTTAAATTACTACCTAAAGCTGATGACGCTTGGGTAAATTTTTTCAAACCTTTTTTAAAACTTTCACGAAAAGAAAAACAAAAATTTAATAAAAAAAATTAAGAAAAATGAAAGAACAAGAAACAGTTAAAGTAGAGTTTTTGCTGAAACTAAACAGTAGTATTATCGTTCAAAGATTTTTTAATGTTAGAGGGTATAACCCAGATGCTAAAAACTCTATGAATCTTTATGATTACATTAAAAATGTAAAAGAGAGTATAGAGTATGATCTAAAAATGAAAACTGTTGAGTATCTACTTGAAAATTCGGATGCAATTATAGATGATCCGGAAATTCTTAATACGTCCATGACCGACGAAGATGAGTATTTTAATCTGTACATCAAGATTGACGATAAAGTTATTTCTCATAGGCAGTTTAATGCAAAACTTTATCCACCAAAAGTTAGGTATACGGTTGACCTTAGGCCTTTGCTGAAAAATATTATGAGCGGATTTTCAACTATATTTTCTGAAGGTAATGAAAAATTAAATTACAATTATCTTGGTTATAATCTTATGGTTTAATATTTATAATCGCTAAGCCAAAAAATATGGGATCAGATAAAAATTTTAATTACTTAGGTGAAAATTTCCAATTACAATTATTAAATCAAGTCATAATAGACAAAGAATTTTCTAGAACAATTTTAGATGTCATTGATATAAATTATTTTGAAAACAGGTATTTCAAAATAATCATACAAATGATTAAAGAGTATTACGGTAAATACGAGACTAGTCCTTCATTTGAAACTTTAGGCCAAATCGTAAGATCTGAAATTGATCAAGAATTGTTTGTTAAAATGATT